CAGTATAGCCCTGCGCCCGGATGGCCGCGCCGCGTTCGGCGCGCGCCCGTACGGCAGCGGCATAGTCTTGCACCGATGTCGTGGCGATATCTGGCAGGGGCGTCAGCGTGCCAAGTTCCAGCGCGGCGTAATGGCCCTGCGGGTCGGTTGTCCAGGCACGCTCTGCCTCGTCAATCGCCACGTCCATTGCCTTTTCGATCAGCAACTCGGGCTCGGATCGCACCGGGCGCTGTCTTTCCAGCGTTCGCGCGGCCTTCATCTCGTCGACGGGCAGGCGCTGGAAATCAGGACGCGCCTCGTGCAGCGCCCGGCGCATTGTCAGCTCACCGAATTTCGGATCGGCCTGCGCCAGCGGATTGGCAAAAAGCGCGTCCTCGTATTCGACAACCCGGCCCTGAGCACGCGCCTCAATGGCAATTTGTAACTGCGATGACATCTGCGCCGTCGCTTCGGCCCGCGCCGTGCGTGCGCGCGTCTCGATGGCCGATGCCGCGCGCGTGTACCACCGCTCGCGTGCATCCGCGTCAAGGCTGGCAAGCCCGTCGCCGTCGATCCAGTCCAGAAGGCTCGCCGGGTCCTCGCGCAGCATCCGTTCGGCGCGGGCCTGATCGGCCTCGGCAGTGCGCGTTTTCAACTGCCGGTCTGCTTCTTCCGGGGTCAGGATACCTTGCGCGACTGCCTCGGCCAGCTCTTCTTCGAACTGGCCCATGTATTCGGCTTGGGTGTCCGGATCGAGCGCGGCTGCCGATCGCACGATCTGGTCACCCATGTCGCCAAGGTTCACCCGCCATTGCCCCTGCCGCAGATCAAGCGCCTTTGCACCCAGGGCAAAGCGGTGCGGTTCCTTCATGCTGTCAAAGGTCTGGCCCACCAGTTCGACAAAACGCGGGTCCTGGCTTTTCAGGTTCTTGGCATAGCCCTGGCGCAGTGCGGCAATCCGCCCGTCGAATTCAGCGTCGATCCGGTCCGGGTCGCCCACCTCTTCGTATTCCAGGCGAAGGTTGTTCAGATCCTCTATCATCCGATTTTTCAGACTGCCCATCTCGCGGCTTTCGGCCTCGGCCTTGATCGCACTGCCGACGCGCAGCATGCTTCGGCCAAAATCGGCGACGATGGCGCCGGTCTGCGGTGCCTCGATCTGTACGTTGGCAGACCTTCCGGCAACGACGCCCGCGCGGGGAACGGTCAGCGTCATGTCAGCATCCCCGGCCAGATTTCAGGGGCAGCGGTCAAAAGCGTGTCGGCAGCACCGAACACGCCTTGCAACATGCCCTGCGTGCCACGCGCGCGGGCGGCACGGCGCTGCGCGCTCAATTCCTGCTGACGCGCTTGCCCGCCTTGCCGGATCGCCTGCCCCTGAAAACTGATCTCCTGCGCGCCAACCTGCCCCAGCAACAGCGCCGTCGGGCTGTCGGCGGCAATGCCGCGCGCGGCGATCTGGCTGCGCTGCTGGCGCAGTTGCGATTGCATCTGGCGGCGGGTGCGCATTTCCTCGACCGCATTCAGGTTCTTTTCGGTCTGCTGTTGCTGCGCGATGGCCTCGGCCTGGTCGCGCCCGGCACGCGCGCTCATGAACCCCTGCGCCAGCGATCCGCCAACGCTGATCAGGGTGCCCAGCTTCATCAGCCCGGTCCCTGCGGTCGCAGCCCCGGCAAGAGCGCCGGTTGCCGTCGCACCGCCACCACCGAGGGCCGCCAGCGCGGCTGTGACAAACCCACACATCTACTGGCCGCCTTCCTGAATATGCGGCACCAACGCCAGTACGGTCAGCGGCGCGCCCCCCACGGGCGTGATCCGCAGGGCCGTTTCCTCGGACTGCCCGCCCACAATCGTGATGCGCGCTACGCCCGTTACCAGCGTGGCCATGGCCGACGGCACCAGCCCGGGCACAAGGGGGGCAACGGGATTGACGCGCGCAGGCTGGCCAAGCGTGCGCTCCACGGTCGCAACCCGGCCATCGGCAGTCCGGTAAAGTGCGATACCTAGGTTCGGCTGGATCCGCTTCTTGCGGCCCATGCTGTCGCCGTTCGGCGTTGCTGCCTGAATATCAAGGGTTTCGGCCATGTGGGTGGCGTCGAACAGCCCGACGGTTGCGCGCGACACTGCGAACGGCAGGGTGATTTCCCCATCTTCCGGCACGGTATAGGGGCCAAGGTTTCCGGCCTCTGTCCAGACGTGAACCTCGGTGCCAGACAGGTGCGGCACGCTGAACGCGGCAGTGGGGGTATCGGGCGCAAAACTGGCGGCGGCAAAAAAATGCACAGCATCGGCGGCGCTTTGCGACTGCTGGCACTCGCAATAGGTGATCGCCTGTTCCTCGACCATACGCACCACGGCGTTGTTGATCTCGCGCCGCACGATCATCGTCAGAATGTCGCGCGCGCCATTGGCCGACGGCGTCACCGCCAGCGCCTCGCACACGCCGCCAGCCAGCGGCACAACGGCCCAACCCAGCACATCCTCGGTGGGATTGTGGATCAGCGCGGCCAGATCGCCGTTGCCAAGGCGTAGCCACGCCTGACGCTCTGGCGCGGCCTGCCAGACCATCTGGTCGAACCCCGATGTGCCGATGTGCGACGACGGCAAGGAAAGCTCGCGCGCGGTGTTGCCGTCACGCTCGATAACATAAGAAATCTCGAACAACCGGCGACCGTCGCGGGATACAAAGATCGGGTCGCCGTCGGGCGAAATCGGGCGCACGGGGCTTCCGCCGATGCCGCTGTCTTTGCCAAAGCGCGCGGTGGTCGGCCCGATCACCTGCGCGCGGGTTTCCGACCGGGTCGAATATTCTTCAGATGCCGCCCCGATGTGCAAGCCGCGATGGCCCGCGCGCAGCCACAGGATGCGGTTCTGGTTCTCGCTGCCAGCGATGGCAAAGGCAAAGGCGTCATCCGCCTCGATCCCGGGTGTGAAATCCTCGAACGTCCCCAGCACCGAAAACCAGATCGTGCGCGGCTCATTCGGCGTGGCGGCGGCGACGAAACGCTGGTCATAAACCTCGATCAACGCGGGCCAGCCGTAGCGATCCGACCATGCGCCTTCGCTCCACCGATAGGTCGGATGATCGACGGCAGGCTTTGGGATGCGCTTGATGACGGTTGCCGTTGCCGATGTCGCGCTGGCGACGGCGGTGATCCGCACCACGCCGGTGCCGTCCGACACGAACCGCCAGACGGTGCCGTAAACCAGATCGGTTTTCTGATCGCCCGATCTATGCAGGGGCGGGGTCAGCCCGGTGTTGGTGCCGGTGATCAGCTCATAGATATTGCCGTCCGATCGCACGAGATTGCCAACCACGGCGGCGCTGTCGGATGTCCACAGTGACAGGTCGCTGTAATCCTCGGCCTCGATGCGGACCAGACTGCCAACATGATCGGCCTCGAACAGCGCGCTGGCTGCGGTCAGCGTGATCGTGCCGGTTTGCGCACTGGCCTGAATGGTCTTGGCCTCGTTCAGGTTCTGTACCCGGAACGGGCCGTTGTCGAACACGGCGGGCGCGATGGTCCAGTTGTCCAGCGCAAAGCGCGACAACTTGTGCATGGGGCGGCTGCCGTCTGCCAGATAGATCACATCGGCGGATTGCACCCATTGCAGCTGCGCCAGATCGTCTGCGCCATAAGGCGTCGTGATCTCATAGGGCGCGCCGTCTTTCTCGACCAGCGCGCCATAGCGCCAGAACCGCAGCTTGCCGGGGCTGAATTCAAGGGTCAGCGCATCGTCGCTGGCAAAGACAAAGGGCATCAGGATGGATTGCGCATTGGTGCGGGTATAGCCGCGAAACAGCGTGCCCGGCGCGCGGGTGAACCCGCCTTGCATCAGGGGCAAGAACCCCCGGCAAATGGCAAGCCCGGTCTGGAACCTCTGATAATCTGACCGCCGGTGCAACAGCGGTGCGATTTCTCCGCTGGAAAAGGATCGCTGGGCGGGCGTTGTGCGCGTCACAGGATTGCCCCCGTCACCCAGTCGCCCGATTGCCCGCCCCAGCCTTGTGGGCTGGCGTTGCGGGCATCGTTGCGGTTGGCGCGCGCCAGCACTTCGCGCAGCTCGCCCGCGATCTGGTCGCGCTTGGTCTGGGTGGTCAGCCAGCGCGGCCCCATCAACAGCGCCAGTTGCAGCGCAATCGCGGTGCGGAACGTCGCTGTCATCCCCGCCTCAGACGCGACAAAGGCGGTGTAGCGCAGGCGTAAGGGCTGCGGCACGCTGGCGCGCAGAATGCCACGATCCAGCCGCCATCGGGTAAAGCTGTCGCCAACCTCGCGCAGGGCGACCAGATCGCCGGGCAGGACATAGGCATGCGGGTGCTCGGCATCGACGGCCAGCGGCGGATCAAGGGCTTCGGCCTCGGCCAGATTGACCAGCGTGCTGGCAAAGCTCCAGTCGCTCTGCTCCAGACACATCCGCAGCGCCTCGGGATAGGTGCGCCGCGCGTCGGCGGCTTGCGGCGTGTCTTCGTCGATCGACGACAGGGGTGCCAGCTCCATATGAAGGAACGCCTGTGCCACGATGTTCGATGCGGTGATGGGATCGGTCATACTGGCCCCTTTGGGTGGGCCGGGGCCAGCGCGGCCCCGGCTCGGTGCAGGCGACGGCAATGCCGCCGGTCAGCGAAAGCGGTAGTGGACCTCGCCCTTCATGCTGCCCGCACCGGTGGCATTGGCGATGGCGTGCTGATAAAGGCTGATCACACCGTTCTCGGGTGCCGCAGCCAGGCCAAGCGCCTGCCAGGCGGGCAGGCCGTGCTTGGCATCACCGAACGCCACGGGGCTTACGACGTTGCCTGCCGATTTCAGTACGGCCACCAGCGCATCGACATCGCCCAGCGTGCCAACACGGATGGCAGCAAAGCCGGTGTTCTGCACCTGGAACGCCGTGCGGCTGTCAAGGATCGCATCGGCGGGAATGTCGCACAGGTGATAGGTGGAACCGCTGCTGTCATCGGCGGCATTGGTGACGGTAAAGGTGGCACAGATGGGCCGACCGCGCGCACGCGCCGGATCGGGCACCACTTGGTCAAGACTGCGATCTGCAAACAGATCGGATTTCTTTTTAACGACGGGCATAAGCCTGACCTTTCGTTGATTTGGGAAAAGCGCCGCCGGGCCTGCACCCGGCGGTCACGCGGTCAGGATCAGCCTTCGACGCACTCGATGGCGACGACGCCCTTGTCTTCGTGGCGCACGCAATCGATGTAGGCGCGCACACGGGCATAGGGCAGATTGTCGGAACCGCCGTCATTCCAGATGGACCCTTCGACATCCATCCAGACGCCCCGCTCGATGTTCTTTTTCGACCAGACCGGCAACAGACGGTGCTCGGCGGCATTCACCGGCAGGCGGTTGGTGAAAATCCAGTTGAAGCCCATCAGCTTGGTCGGCTTGCCCTCGCGCAGCTCCTGGATCAGGGATGCCGGGACACTGGCTTTCGCCTCTTCGGCGATTTCCAGCAGATTATCCTCTTGCTGCGCGGTGATCGCACAGTAAAGCGGATCGTCATCCTCAATGCCGAAATCGTTGGTACGCAAGAACAGACGCGCCTCGCGCAGCTTGGCAAGGGTCAGACCCGTGCTGGCGTGCGGGACATAGTTTCCGGCAGGCAGCCCGCTTTTGCTGGTCGGGCGCTTGCCCTCGGTGGCGAAACCAAGGATGCCGCCATCGGTGACGACATATTTGCCATCCAACTTCCGAATGCCCAGCGTGCGGTCGGCCTTGCCCCGGATCACGCGTCGGGTGTGCACGGTCACCTTGGCCGATGTTGCAACGATGCTGCCATCCAGATCGTCTTCATAATCGAAATACTGGCCCGACTTGATGACCGGCGGGCGCACAAGCCAGCGGCGGGTACCGGTGACGGGCATTTCGACGTTCCGGCGCGTTCTTTCTTCGCCGTACTGGTATTCACCCGCATCGACCAGCTCGCTGGCGCTCTGGGCATCGCCCTTGGCAGGGCTGTCGATCACCGTTCCGGCAAAAGGGTCGCGCGTTTGCTGCGCCACCATCTTCACCGAATTGGAATACATCGTGCGGTGGTGTTGCTCCACGCTTTGGGAATATTCGGGCATGCTGCCCCTCCATCCTGAAAACTGACGATCATTGTGAGTTTTCGGAGGGGCTGCCCGACAGATCGGACCCACACCTGCGCGTAACGTCGCGCTAATCGGGAGCGTTTAGCTACCTCTCAACCGGACCCCACAAGCGCAGGGCTGCCCGATAGCTGAAATCCAAGCCTGATTATTTCGCATCCGTCAAGCAAAAAACCAACATCTGCCCCGCGAATAGGGTGCACAAGGCAGATGTTGTGGCGATCAGCCCGCAGCCAGCTTGTGAAGTCGCGTCAACAGCGGCTGCAATTCCTTGACCTTGGCAGTGTTTCCAGCCTTGGTCGCCTCGAAATAATCGCCGCCCGGCGCTTCAAGCGCCGCCAGTTGCGCGCGGGCATCGGCGGGGGTGGTCCCCAATGATCCGCCGCCCTTGCCCATGCCGACGGCGGGGTCATCGCCGATCGCCTCATAGATCGCATGGAATACGCGGATGGCATTGGCATCGCCTGTCTTGGCCGACAGCACCTGCACCACGCCCGCCAGCGCATCGGCATCCAGGCCGGTCTTTTCCGCCAGGATGCTGGCAGCCTGCTGCGCCTGGATGATGCGCGCATCCATCTGCGACCCCCAGTCGCGCGCCAACGCATCGCGCATTTCGCCGTCCGCCAGCGCCAGCGCCTCGGCGGATTGCCCGTAAAGCCCCTTCACATGCTCGGCGAACAGGCTGACATAAGCCTTGTGCGCCTCGGGCGGCACGCCGTTCTTGAACGCCAGATCGCGCGCCTGCGCCTCCAGCTTGTCGTTCCACGGGATATCCTTGGGCAGATCAGCGGGCCGGTCGATCTTGTATCCCTCGGCCTCTTTCGGCAGGCCGAAATGATCGGCATTGGCGCGCATCCATTCGGGCAGGGCCTGCCCGTCCTTGGGCTTGACCAGCAGGTTCGCCGGGTTGTTGCCCAAACGGGTTTGCGCGTTCAGGTAATCGTCGATGATGCCGGGCAGCACCTCCATCGGGTTGTCCTTGGTGCGGCCTGTCGCGGTGACATAGGTTTTCTGCGCGTCAGACAGCTTTTCCCACCAACGCGGCCCGGCAGCCGCCGCAGCCGCCGCCGCATCGGCGGTCGTATCACCGGCAGCGGCACCATCGGCAGCACCGGCAGCCGCCGCACCCGCCGCCGCATCGGCGGGCGACGCACCGGCACCGGCATCCACCGCCAGGGCGGCGGCGGCAGCCCCGGCCTCGGGTGCGAAAACCGGCAGGCGGCGGATCATGTCAGTCAATCTCAACATCGTTCTTCTCCAGCATCAGGGAAAGTTCATGGTTGCTGACGCCCATCAGGGCCGCCAGTTCGAGGGCAATGTCGCGCCGCCCGGCCTCATAGGCCAGCCGCTGCGGGTCGATCGGCACGGGCAAGGTGCCATCCGTGCCAGACTGCCGGGGTTGCAGCGCCAGCACCTGACCCAGCGCCAGCACATCGGCCATCAACAACGGCTCGCGCAGCCGCGCAGCCTGCCAACGCCGGGCGGTGCGCGCAGCGGCACGCGCCTGCGGAAACAGCACCTTGAAAACGGTCATGCGGTCAAAGATCATGGCGCATCCTCCCGCCCCGAACGTGCGATCTCCGACGCCGCGCGCGCGGCCGTGTTCCGAAAGCCGTTGATCGAGGCAAGCAGCGCAAAGACGCTGCATTCGCGGTCCGGCGGCAAAAGCTCTGCCAGTTCTCGGGCCAGCATATCGGTGCAGCCGCCAATGAAATGCAGGGCATCGCCGATTTCTTCGGCCCGGTCAAAGGCGTCTTGCGAAAGTTGCGCCATGTCATGCCTCCCCCCCGATCAGGTGAAAGGGCACGATCACACCGCGCGTGCCCTGACCGCCCAATGACAATGGCCCGGCGACAACCGCCCCCGGCAACGCCGCCAGCGCCGTGCGGTGCCCGCCGCCGTGCCAGCGCGTTTCGGCATAGATCGCGGCCAGCCCCGGCACGGGGGCGTTTGCCACGAACAACCCATCCGCCACCACGCGCAGCCCCAGCCCGGTCAAAAGGCTGATCGCCACGAATTCACCCGCCCGCGCGGCATGGGCCAGATCGGCCACGCCGCGCCCGCCTTCGTCATGCGCCAGAAGATGCGCAAGACAGGCGCGCGCCTCGGCCAGATCGACGCCGCGTGTGGGAATGGGCAGCAGTTGCGGCAGGGGCGACCGGCCCCAGATCGACACAGCGGCGCGCGGCCCTTGGGTCAGCCGCGCTTCGCGCACCATCTGCAACCACAATTCCGCCTCGCGGATCGGCAGGCCCGCGATATCGCCACCCGGTTCGGGCGCGACTGCGGCAGGATGCTCATACCGCCCGGTGCGCCGGATCGCAGGCAGCACCTCGGCAGTGATCCACTTGCGGAACCGCCGCGCGGCTTCCTTGCGGCTGGTCAGGATCAGCGCGTAGAGACCGCTTTCGGAAATGACGGTCATCTGCTGTTCGCGCCCGATGGTGTCGGTAATACCGACAGCATCTCGCTCGTCATCGTCGAGACGCGACACCGCATCGTGCCTGTTTACGAGTTCAAGCACGCGGCACACATCGGCAGCCACGAACCAAGGTTCATCGTCATGCATCACGACGCGCACGGCCTGTTCTTCAAAATCAAATGGGATTATCTCGGCGCTCATATCGCCCTCCTAGAGTTCGAGTGACCCCGAACCACCCATCGCCAAATGGGTGCCCGGGCAAACAACAGGTTGGCGAACCGGCCTCTAGGAACCGGCAACCCCGAAGGGTTCCCATTGCGCCCGAGCATAGAAAAAGCCGCACAACATGGCGCGGCTTTTGAGCGCCTAGAGACAGACAGGTCGCCAAACCCGGCATCGCCATTTTCACGATGCAAGGAAAGGTTGCCTGAAACATCGGCGCATGTCAACGATTGGGTGTGCAGCCTTCCACTGGTGGCAAAAGACCGTAGGTCGAAGATCGACATTGCCAAAGTGACCGAACGCGCTCTCGTTCTGCCTCTATCTCTTCGATTTTGTCGTCTAGCGATTTTTTCTGATTTTCCAGACAGCCTTGAAAATGGTCCATACGGCTGATGTATAAATGCATTCTCAAGAAACAGTCGTAATGCGCCGACTCGTCTTCGAAAGTTTCGATCCGCTCGACGCAATCGGGCACAGTCGCCATCTCGCAACGCATTGTTCTCTCCAGAAACCATGTGGCTTCTGCGGGCACTGCGAAACAGATCAAGGGAAGCAAAAGCCAGCGCATTGGATAAATCTGCCACGTTGCGCCTCACATGTCACCCCCTTCCAGCGCCTGCGCGGCCCCGGCCACGTCGCGCAGGGCACCGGCCCCGGACTGGGCCATCTGCATCGCTTGCGCCTGTTGTTCCTGCTGCGCACGCATTTCCGCGATTTCGTCGGCCTGTTCGCGCGACCGCAGCATGCGCGAGGGCGCGCCGCGCGCGGCATGCAGCACCTCTACCAGGCCATCGGGATCGAGCCTGTCGCCGATCCGGGGCATGACCTGCATCAGGGGGCCAAGGTCCTGGATGATGCGCAGGGCGGCGTTGCCTTCAGTCGATTTCTGCGCCATCGCCGCCGCCGACTGGTAATCCACCGTCAGCGCCACGCCTTCGGCCCCTTCGGGCGGCGGCGGGATCTGGCCGTTGCGCCACAATAGCGAAAACCGCCGTTCGATCTTGGGCGCAAGGTATTCTTCCTGAATGCGGCCCATATGGGGTGCCCACAGGCGCAGGCGTTCCTCGTTGATCGTCATCACCTCGGTTGCCGTCATGCCGGTGCGGCCCGCCAGGTTCATCAGGGTAAAGTTGAACGCATCGCGGATTTCATCGACCTTCTGGCGCTTTTCCTCGATCGTCAGGCCGATGTTGCCCACGGCATCAAAGGGCTTGAGCATGGTTTCGCCGCGCGTGTTCACGCCGCCAAAGACCACCGCGCCGGGCCGCACCTGCCCGTTGATCTGCCATGTGTCGCGGTCGGGGGCCAGAATGGTGGGGTCTGCCGCACGCTGCGCCGCGCGCAGGGTCGCCGCATCCATCTGCTGCACCAGGCGGGCCGATGGCAGCGCGATGAAGCCGGGGCCGGTGCCATAAACGAACCCGCTTTCCACCTCCCATCGCGGGGCAAAGAACGGCATTTCGTCATAGCCACGCTCGCGCAGCAGGCTTTGCGCGATCTCGCAGACATAGCGCGACACCCATTTCTTGCCGCGCGGCCCCAGTGCGCCCTTGGCCCACGAATGGTTGCGCTTCACATGATGGAAATAGGCATGCTTGTCGTTGCTGTAGTTTTGCGCCAGCTCCACCACCTTGGGCGGTACGGCATCCGGGCCGAACATCTCGACCGCAGCGACGGGTTTCAGGTGGAACTTGCGCACCACCTCGCAGACCTGCCCATAAGCGTCGATGTCATAGACAACCTCTGCCAGCGACAGGGTCACATCCATGATCTTGCGGTTGGTCTGGTCAACCTCGTCATATTGCGCGGCATTGCCAAAGCATGACAGGTCGCCAAAGACCTGCGTTGCAGCACTGTAGAACGGGCTGACCGACGGCTGAAAACTGGCCAGAATGCGGTCTGTCACCACGTCCAGCCAGTCGGCCATCGGCTTCCAGGCATTCAGATCGGGGTCGTTCGTCTTCATTCCCATCCAGCGGTTTGCCGGGTTGGTCAGGGTGCCGTAAAGCCCGGCGGAAAAGTTCGCCTGCGCGATGATCGGGGCCGATGACAGCGGCTTTTCCATCACGCGCGTGGCGTGATCGGTCAGGCTGAACCCGCCGCGCTGGGGCCGGATCAGGCGGGCGATGTCTTCCCAGTCACGCTCGAACCGGGTGCGATCGGTTTTCAGGTCATCCCAGCGGCGAATTGCCTCTTGCGCGCGCGGGTCCTTTTCGATCACGCGGGCCATCTTCATGCTGCCACCCCGCCCAGCGTCGGGGTTGCGGGAATGCCGCGCGGGCTGGTCAGCACGTTGGCCGCAGCGCCCGCGCGCAGACGGCGCATCCGGGCCTCGGCATCGCCCTGCTGGATGCTTTCGCGGTTGTCGGTGGCCGCGACCCGCATGGCGGCGGGTTGCGGGGCCCTTGGGCGTCCAAAGATGCACATCGGTCAGTTCTCCTGTTCGGGGGGGGTGGGAAATATCAGGGCACGGGCCGCGACCTGCGGCGATACCCAGGCGAATTGCAGGAATGTCGCGGCCCCGGTCGGGCCGAAACCGGGCATCCGCGCCTCACACTCAAACCCGAGTGCTGTCAGAAACCGCGCGGCGGTCGGATGATCGGCCCAAGCGCGCGCCTCGATGCGGTGAATGCCGGTCTGCGCGCAGAAAACCGGCATTTCGCGCGCAATCAGCCCCGCCGCCGCCACCAGCTCGCGCCGGAAACGGGCATGATCGCGCGACAGGAATGCCGCCTGGGCAACGCCCGCCTGCCCGGTATTGGCCAGACCGACCAACCCGAACGGCACCGCCCCGCGCGACGGTGCCGACACCAACAGCCACGACGCCACGCGCGCACCCTGCATGGCGTGCCAGTCGGCAAACAGCTCTGGCCCGGACGCAGAACGCCCGCGCACCAGCGCCGCCTCCATCATGTCATGCGGATCAAGCCGCTGCATGATTGCCAACGCCCCCGCAGGCTCGTATGCGCGCGGCTGGATCATGCCCGCAGCAGCGCCCTGCGCGCGGCATTGGCCCACAATTCCAGCGCAGCCAGATCGCCGCCCGTCACCTGCGCATGCACACCCAGCATTTGGGCGGTGGTGGTGTTGCCCTTGCGCTTCAGGTTCAGGCCACGGCTCTGTTCCAGCAAGGCCACAAGCAGCGCGGTGTTGTTGCGCCCGTGATCGGCGATCTGCGCCAGCGCGCCCCGGATCGCCTCGGTATCGAGTTGCAGGGGCGCGGCCTTCGGGATCGGGGGTCGCTTGGCCTTTGTCGCGGGTTTCGGTGCGGTCATCGTCTCAGCCTCCATAGGGTTGCAGGATATCGTAATCGGTGGTCAGCCCGCTTTTGCCACCCGGCAGGGGCGGGCCGCTGTTCCGGCCGCTCAGGCCGGGTCGGTCGGGGGTTGACAGGGGGCTTGCGCCGTTGCCACGCACCTCGGACAGCAGCAGGTATTGCAGCGCGTCCATCACGTTGGCCTCGGTCAGCCGCTTGTCGGGCACCTTGCGCCGGTCGCCGGTGGCGTCGATCTGGTCGGTCCAGACATATCGCGCCTCCAGCCCCCGGATCAGGAACTTGCACGACGGGTCGATCAACAGGCCCGGCGTGCCGCCGTGCAGATGCTCCAGTGCGGCGCGCACCGCCTCCAGCCGGGGCTGGATGCGGTTGGTGCCGATGCGCTGCGGCCGCACGCGGAAATTCGCGGCGCGCGACACCATCAGGTTCCAGGTGTCGTTTTCATCCGCCGCCTGGCTGGCGCCGTGTTCGCCCGCCATATCCGCCCAGGCCCCCTCGATCCGCAGCCCGGTGAACCGCCGTTCCAGCAGATCGCCCAGCCTGCGCCCAAATTCGGCGGCCATCAGGCGTTCCTGCGGAAAATGCATCTCGCCCAGCACCTGCCAGCGGTGCGGCGTGTCGTATTGCGCGATCACCGCAGCGCCTTTGAAGCCTTGATCGAGGCCGATGCGCAGCGGCACGCCCTCCCATGGGCGCAACGTGCCCTCGGCCACATGGATGCGCCGGTTGAATTCGCGCTGAAAGACCGGCTCGCCGACGCGCAGATAGGTGACCTTGTTGAACACCAGCCGGTCGATCATATCGCCGCGCCCGGCGGCGCGCATCGCCCCGATCTGGACGGGATAGTAATCTGGCGACAGGTTTTGCAGGTTCTCGCAACCCGCTTCGCCATAGCCGGGTTGATTGTGGAACTCGAATTTGACCTCGCGCGCGCCCTCTGGCAGGTGGCGGTTCAATTCGGCCACGATGCGCGCGCGCTCCTCCACGTTGTGAAAGACGCGGAACGTCCAGTTGTCCTCGTCCGGCGCGTTGAAATCGCACACGATCTGGCCATAGCTGCGCATTTGCATCGGATAGCCGGCCAGATGCTCGCGCGCGGGCCAGCGGTTGATCCGGCCGATGCCTGCCGTCAGCACGTCGACAGGCTGGGTGTCGGTTTCGTTCAGCCACATGTCAGTGGTCTGGATGCCGCGCATGGATGACACGATGTCATCGCCGAATGCCATGAATTCGACGGTAAACTCGACCGGCCCGAATTCATCTTCGAACTGGATCAGGTGGGTCACCGGGTCGCCGCGCCCGCCCGACCATTTGCCCAGGTCTTTCGGAAACACCTCCAGATAGCTGGGGATCGTGGTCGACCAAAGCTGGCGGTAGGTCTCGCGCACCACCAGCAGCTTGTAGCGGCGCACACCGTCGATCGACGATCGCGGCATGGCCAGCGCGCGGCGCAGGCGCGATTTCAGCAAGGTTGTCGTCTTGCCGCTGCCCACCGGCCCTTGAATGCCCGCGACCGCCGCATCGGACCAGTAAAAGCCCTCGGCAATCTTGCCGGGGAACAGATCGGGCTTGGCATCGGGCATCTTGCCAGTGGCGAAATTCCCCTCTAGCGTTGAGAGTGCCTCGGCAACGGGCAGGCTTTCCGGCCCGTCGGATGCGCCCGGCGCAGCCCCCGCACCCCGCCCAGCCTCTGGCATGATCCACCCCGCACCCCGGTTCCGATTGATCGGTGTCATGGCCTGACCCTCCCCTTCCCCCGGCGCATTACCAAAGTGTTCGCCGTTTTTTTGCATGGGGTCGGACAGAGGGGGGAATGAAGACCGCGCGCCGCCCCCCCCCGGGGGTCGAGACGCGGGCGGTCAGGGCCGAAAGTGCGAAGGGGGGTGGGTCGCATCCCTGCGCCCAGGACGCGCGGCAACTGATTTTCAATCAACTGGATACGCACTATTTTCTCCATTGATTTCATGCGCTTGGCCCTTCCGTCCGTGACTGGCCGTCCGTAGCGTCGTCGCCTTCATCCGCAACCGCTTGATTTTGCTGCATTTCCCAAGGCATCGGCGGCGGCGCGATCCGCTGGCCCGCGCGCCCCTCGCGCGGCGTCACATCGCGCGCCTGCGCCCCTGCATCCTGCACTGTCCCGCCGATCACATTGACCTGCACCGAGGCTGGGCGCGGCGCATCCGTGCTCACCTTGGCCGCGCCGTAGGGCATCAGGGCATCTGCCGCCCGCAGCTGCATCGCGTAAAGCTGCAAGAACAGGTCGATCCGCGCCTTCGGCGGCAACGACGCGCCTGCCCACAGCATTGCCTGCTCTGCCCGGACCATCGCGGTGGTGAAAGCATCCTCGCCGCTGGCCAGCCCTGCCATCTCGGACAGCACATCTTCGGGCATCCGGTATCCCTTGGCGGCCAGCCAGCTGCGCACCTGGCTGACCTGCGCCTTGCCCCGGCCACGTCCCGGCACGCCAGCACCCTGCGGCACCATCGCGGCGTCGGTATCCGGCGCGACGGGCAACAGCTCCAGCTGCTCGCCAGCCGCACGCGCCCGGTCCAGCCGATCGGCAGCCTCCTGCGCCAGCACTTGAAAGCGATTGTCAGGCGACGGCATGGCCATTCCCCCCCTTTTCCAGCATTTTCAAGGGGTTGGCCGCACCTGCTACGGTGTAGCAGGCATGTAGCAGGCACCGTAGCAGCATTTCGGCCTGTCTTTTCAGATACTTATATATCTCTGCTACGCTGCTACAGATATATATACATTGCCGCATGCGCGCGCGCGCGTGTGTGCATGCATACGAGGGAATGCACATCAGGCGTAGCAGCGTAGCAGATACGGGGTAAGGGGCTGAAATCGCAGGGCTTTTGCCTGCTACACTGCCTGCTACATGCCTGCTACACTGTAGCAGCCCCATACCCGGGGCGAAGCACTCCCACCGCAGGGAAATAATGGCACGCCACGGGGTGCGGGGCAAGCGGGATGAAACCAGCGTTTCCAAGGGCTTGCCGTTATCGCGCCGGGTCATCATACGAAATCCTCCGCATCTGAGGGCAATCCGTAACCGGGTGGTGCGGCGGGGTTTTGCCCGTCGTCACGGTCGGCCGGAAACTGCAAAAGCCCCGGAATACCGGCCAGCGGCACTTCCCACGCGCGGCTCGATGCGCCTGCAAAGTGCAGCGGCGGCGTGGCCTTGGCCCCGGGCAATCGCCGCGCCGCCTGGCTCCAAACGCCCTCTGCCCACGGGCTGTCCTTGAAGAGCTCGCTCAACAGCGCCAGCGGGCGGTTGGCGATGCAAAGCGCCGCCTCCGATCCGCGCCCGCGCACGCGCAGACCATAGGGCGCCAGAAACTGGTTGGCCGTGTCGGGCGTCGCCTCGTCGATCGCATCGCGCGCGCCGGGCATCCGCGCCGCCATGGCCACCCACTGACCGACGGTAAACTTCCGGCCACGTCGCCACACGTCCAGCGGCTGGCCCATCAGGCGCATCAGCATGTCGTCGGCATTGCTGCCAACTTCCAGCGCGTCTTCGGTGCTGGCATGGCTGACCTTGCGCGCCCAGGCGTTCAGCTCGTCGGCCCCCGGCATATCTGACCGCATCGCCATGTCGGCCATGGCCAGCACGGTTGCGAAATTGTCGGCACCGCGCCCGGTCTGCCCATGCCGCGCCAGCGTTGCGCGCCACAGCTCCAGCCGCGCGGGCCACGTTGGCCACCCCTCGATCAGCGCGCGGCGTATCTGCGCGCCCACGCCGCGCCACTTGCGCGGATCGAGACTGATCTTGGGGGCGTCGGGGGGAAGCTGGTTCAGGTCCAGCAGGATCAACCGGCTGCGGTCCTGTGCAGGCATCGGCGGCACAAGGATCGACGAAAAAAGGAATGCCGATTGGGCGTTCGATTGGTGCCCCTTCTGGTCGGCACCGCCCCTGAAAATCTGGCCGCCCGATGCCGCCCGGCGCGCCAGCTCGATCACGGCCTTGACCTTGCGCGGGTTGTCCTTGTCAGGCTCCAGCTCGTCCACCGCCACTGGCAGGCTCGAATATCCCACGACTGACCGGATCCCGGCTTCGGTCGCATCGGCGGCCTGCAACAGCCCCGCTTCGCCGCCGTGCAGCCACAAGAGGAACTTCTGAAACGTGCTCTTGCCGGTCGCCGCGTCGCCGGTCAGCCAGCCCACGGGCCGCCAATCGAGCGCACCGCCCATCATCTGCGCACAGGCCACGCCTAGTGCCAGCTGCGGGTCGATGTCTGGCCGCCGCCACGCCCAGGTCGAGATCAGCGCCAGCGCCTCGCCTGCCGCATCACCGCGCGCCGTCGGCGCTGGCCGTGGCACCGGGTCGGACGCTGGGTACACGTGCCCCGCATAAACACCAGGCCGCAGCCACCTGCCGCCGATCAACACCTCGTCGCCCGCGTGATAGATCAGGCTGCCGTCATCATCCGCCCACGCACCTGCTCCGCGCACCCGGCCCACGGGTGACCACACGCCCCGCTCGGCGCTGGCCTCGGTCATCACCGCCGCCGCCGATGCCTGATCGAACTTGCCGGGCTTTTTGTCGCCGTCCTTGTCGTATTGCGGAAAATGCATCGACAAAAGCCGCACATCGCCGCCGAAAACATGCCTGATCTTGTCCAGGCTATGATTGTCGATCGCGCGCAGCTGCCCCAGCCGGTCGAGGTAATACGACACATCGCCATAAACCCCCAGCGGCACCACGGGGCAATCCCTGAATATCTCGCCGCGCGGTCGGCCCTTTTTCTTGCCCCCATCGCCCGCGCCACCCGGCGCAGGCTCCGGCGCACCCGTGCCATTCGCGGCACCTGGTGCGGCATCAGGCGCAGCACTGGCCACAGCACTGGGCGAAGCCCCCACCGCCACCACCGGCGCGCTTTCCAGCTCGGCTCGCAGGCTGTCTTGGTCAACCATGACAAGCCCCGATCTTTTTTTCGAAGCATGATATTTTATAGATTGACACTAGCGCCAATGGCGCTATTAGTAGACAGGTCAGCCGCGCAATGAAGCGCACCAACGCAGGGAGTTTGACACCATGACCCGGATCGACATTCACCAGGAAATCACCGACGCGATCGTTGCTCATTTGGAAAAGGGTGCATTGCCCTGGCACAAGGACTGGAAAGGCGGCAAGCCGGTCTTCACCCTGCCGCGCCGCGCGACGGGCGAATTCTACCAGGGCATCAACGTTCTGCTGCTCTGGATCGCGGCCGAAAAGTACGGCTTCACTGCCGACCAGTGGATGACCTTCAAGCAAGCAAAGGCCGTAGGCGGAAACGTCCGCAAAGGCGAAAAGGGCTCGCGCATCGTCTTTTATTCGGCGCTTGACCGCGAAAATGATGCAGGCGAGGCGGTGAAAATCCCCTTCCTGAAAAGCTACACGGTTTTCAATGTCCAACAGATCGACGGCCTGCCCTGCGATCTGACCCCCGATCTTTTCGAACCGGCGGACGGCGAAGGCCCCGACGCGATCGACGCGATGGAAAACTTCTTCGCAGCCACCGGCGCGCGCATCTTGGTCGATGGATGCAACCCCTGCTACCGCCCTGGCCCCGACACGATCCACATGCCGCGCCTCGCCCAGTATGCCACCGCTGCCGGTTACTATGGCACCCTCGCGCACGAACTGGTGCACTGGACTGGCCACAAGTCGCGCCTTGATCGGCTGAAAATCGCAGGGCAGGCAGATTACGCCTTCGAGGAGCTGGTCGCCGAACTGGGGGCGTGCTTCCTTTGCGCCCGCCTCGGGGCCGAATTGAATACCGAAAACTCGGCCGCCTATATCGGCTCTTGGCTCAAGGCCCTGCGCGACGACAAGCGGTTCATTTTCCGCGCCGCCGCCGCCGCGCAAAAGGCGACGGACTACGCTCTGGCCCTTGCCAGCGCGCCAGCCGCTGCGATCGCTGCGGAATGACGCATCGGTGCCGCGCCCTGCGGGGCGCGCATCCCATGCGCCACCACAAAGCAAAAGGATTGCCCAATGCCATGTCCTCTCGAAACCACCCGCACCGCCCGCGCTCTCGTCCTGACGCTTGCAAATGGCCTGCCGTTCGATGAACGCGCGATGTTGCGCGCAGTTACTCTGGCCGGTCAGACGCGCCTGATCCCTGCCGCGCGGGCCATCCTGCATCTTGAAGCGCTGCCGCTTGACTGCGGCCGACTTTACCTGTTTTCCGTAACATGAACACAGATCGGAACGACAATGACCCCCGACGAATTCCGCCAGATCATGCGCCAGCTCGACCTGACCCAAGGCGACCTTGCCCGCATTCTCGACACCAGCGACACGACAATCCGCAAATGGCTGGCCCGTGACGGGGCCAGCACCGCGCGCGGTGTCAACCCGGTTGCGGCGCAGGTCATGCGCTGGCTGCGCGCAGGCTTCCGCCCGCCCGAATGGCCCGAACGGCTGCGCGGAAAATAGACCCTGCATGCTCACCCTTGCCACGGCAGGCAAACGGCGATGATGTGCGGCAAGAACCCCTCAATCAGATACACGCATTGCGCCAGCGTCAGCGGCCCGAAACCAACCACCTCCGGCCCGATCTCGACCCAAAGCACCCAGATCATGCCGCGCCCTCGCCGGTCATGTCCTGCACCGCCCGCGCGGGCGCGCCACCATCGGCCCCGGCAAAGAAATTGACCGGGATCAATAGAAAGGTGCGCAACAACTCAACCTCGGCATAATCGTGCAGCGTCACCCGCTCGACAACATCATGCGGCGGCAAGGCGTGCCGCTGCACGATGACAAACCGCACCCGCCCACCTGCCGCCTCTTCAACCTCAAGGCCAAGGCCCTTGATCGGCCCAAAATGCCTATTGCGCTGATCTTTCATCGCCTGCCCCCGTGTTTTTCTGTTTGCTGATCGCAGCGCGCAGCGCGTCGTTCAAATCCTTGCCGCCGTGCCGGTTCTGCCAAAGCCGGACGGCGCGCCCCTGCGCCGCGTGCCGCTCCACCGCACGCGCCAGCGCCGCCTGTTGCTCTGGCCCCTCGTCCTGGTCCGCCACGATCGTCAGGGTCGCCACATTCAAGGGCAAAACCACCTGGCCGATATTCGACAGGCTGATCCCGGCCAGCACCCGCGCCTCGGGCAACAGCGCCACAACCGACAGCGCGTCCTCGATGCCCTCGGTCAGATACACATGCGCGCCCGCCCCGCATTGCGACAACGGCCCGGCCTTGCCGCCGCGCGGCCCGATACCAGACCAGATGTGGATCGCGGCCCCGGCATAATTGCCCAGCACCTTCTTGGCCTCGGGCACCGGGGCCTTGCCCCATCCGCCGCCTGCCGCCTGCGCCAGCCAGGTGCGATGCACTGCGACGCTTTCGCCGCGCCCGTTGGTCACCATCGCCACCATCGCAGGCCAGCGCCCCTCGATGATCTCGCCGCTTTCGCCGTCGACATGGGTGTAGAACAGCTCGGGCACATATCGCAGGGCGCGCGGCTGGCGGCCCAACGCCGCCAGATCAATGCCGCGCTGGTCGCGCAGGTAAAATTCGACCGGCGTGCCGCGCAGCGCCTCGCGCCCGGCCAGCCAGATCGCGCGCGCCTGCCTGGCACGCCGCTCGGCATCGGCACGGGCCTTCGCCTCGGCCTCGGCGCGCATCCTGCGGCCCCGCTCGATCGCCTCGGCCCTGATCCTCTGCGCCGCCGGATCGTCGTTCTGCAAACCCAGATATCCACGCGCCTCGCGCAGCGCATCGGTCACACTGCACCCCAGCGACAGTTGGATCAGGTCCAGCAGATCGCCAAAATCGCCACTGGCGAAATCGCGGAACGATCCAACCTTCGGCCCCTCGATCCACACGACAAAACTGCCCACGCTGCGATCGGCCCGGCCGGGGTTAAGCGTCCACCAGCCACCCTTGTCGATATGCGCCCCCGGCACCGGCGGCGCATAATGCTGCGCCACATCAAAGGCGCGCGCGATCAGCATCGCCTTGATCTCGTCCAGTGCATAACGCTGGCGCGAACTGGGGGCAGGCGCGCCCATGGATCACCGCGCGCCCGACGCGACGACCGGCACCGCATCCGCCGTGATTTCGGCCAGATACTTCGCCACCGCAGCACGCGGAAACCGCTTGTTGTCGGTCAGCACCTTGAACCGGGTGGTGATATCCAGCGCCGCGCACTCCATCTCCTGCGCCAGCGTGTCCGGGTCCCACCCCAGATCGGCCAGCCGCATCAGGTCCTCATCCCGCTCCAGCGTCCAGAAAGACCCCGACCGGCGCAGCCCGGCGATATGATCCTCCAGCGTGGTCGTGGTCGCGGGCGCGGGCGCGGGCGCGTTGTCATCCTCGCGCGGCGGCGCAACCTCGGCCTTTGCTGCCGCCGGCGTTGCCGCCCCGGTCTGCGCTTGTGCGACGCGCTCTTTCAGCATCGTTTTCAGCCGATATTGCGTACCCGGCACTGGGCGTCCCAACAGCTCTGCAATCTCGCGCGCGGTATGCCCTTTGGCCTTCATCGCAACGGCCGTCGCATCCTCGATGTCCGTCCAAAGCGCTGCAAACGGTACAGCGGACGTCGCAACGCGCGGCACAACCTCCGCCACCGGCTTAGGCCCAAGCTCGGGCGCTGCCTCGATCCGAAACTTTGGCCCCTCGTCCAGCAAGTCCACCACGATCGTCGTCACAACCTCCGGCGCAACATCGGCCACCACCTCCGGCGCAACCTCCGCCACCGCCACCGGCGCAATATCCGCCACCGCCTCGCGCCGCAGCGCCGGGTCAAGCGGTGGCGTCGCATCCAGCTTGTCCGCCTCGGCCAACGCCACCTCGAACCCGCGCCCCATTGGCACCGACCGCGCCACCGGCACAGGCACTGGGGCCGACATCAACACATCCAGCCGCACGCGCCGCGTCTGCCCGATCACCTCGGTCTCGACCGAAACCTCGCATCCCAACCCCTCGGCCTTCTCGACACTGTCCACCAGGTCGCGCAAAACCTCCTGCTGGCGCTTTAGCGCGATCACCATGCAATTCACCTCCACCAGCATCGCGCGCACTGCTACCGATCCGCTCATGTCCCTTGCTCCTCTGCCTTGGACGCGCGGGCAAAGGCGTCATACGCCATGCCCCCGCGCCACATGAAAAACTCGCTCAGCGCGACCGACAGGTTCAACAGCTCCAACGCCCGCGACACCTTCGGGTCATCCGCCCGCTCCAGCGCGCCAAACGCCTCAAGGATCGGATCCAGATACCGGTTGCCCCGCGTCACCTGCGGCAAAACCTCGGCGGCAATCTCGCGCGCAAACTTGCGTCGGTCGCGGTTTTCGATCCGGTTGCAACTCAGCGCCGCCATGTAATTGACAAACACCTGATCGGCCAAAGACAGGGCCGCGCGCGGCGGCACGGCGGGGGGCACGGCGGGGGGCAGCGTCTGCTGATCATCCATGAATATCGGCCCTGTCCTCGCCCGGCGGCACCGGCATCGCCAGAACCTCCAGCCGCTCGTGCAACCTGTCCGCCAGCGCCGCAACAATCGCTGCGTCGTATCGGTCCACCTCATATTGCGTCGCGAAATCCATGATCGCCCGCGTCAGCGCATTGGCTGACCCAAGCACCTGCTCGGCCTCGGTCACCAGATCATGCACATCCTGCGGATCAAGCTGCCCCGCCTTGCCCGCCATCGCCACGGCCAGCACCTTGAACCCGATCCCCACGCGCCCCCGGTCACTCATGCTTGCGGGCCTTTGGTTGGTCGAGCGCGGTGCGCAATTGTGGCGATCTGGAACGCCGGGCAGGTCCCATAGATCTCGGTTCACCTCGGCCCATAGGCACCGCGCTCGGGTTGGACTGTCGATCGGTGCGCCCTTTCAGGTGGAACACACCCTCTGCCGCGATCCGCGCAAGGCGGGGCAGACAGGTGCTCAACCAGATCGACAGCCCACCGGAACGCGGCAGGCGAAAAATGCGGCGCGGCCTGCCACTGGGGAAAACAGGCCGCGCCGCCAGTCGGGCGCGCCCGCGCGGGGTTCTGCGCAGGCACCAGCGGCGGCAGGCCCGGGGCGCACCATCCGCCGGATGCGCCGCCTCACAAGCGCCCCCGGCCGACAGCATCTGCACCGCCGCGCTCATTCCGCCGCCACCTGGGCTGCGGCACGCGGATGCGGTGCATTTTTCAACTCGGCCACCAGCGCGGCAATTTCTTCTGCGCCAGCCCCGAAAATCAGATGATCCGCCGTCAGCGGAATTTGCCGCGCAGCGGCATGGGCCAACAGCGTCCGCATATAGCGTGCACTCGGAATGTCGCCCGCATCACGCCAAACGCTGCGATGCCGCCAGCGATAGGCGGCCTTCGGCTTTTGCCCGGCAATGCGCGCGATATCCTCGATCGGCCCGATCAGGGCTTCGCACACTTGCATTGGTGTAAGGTTGCTACTCATGACGCAAGATGTAGTCGCAAGATTTGCGTCCTTGCAAGTCATATTTTGCCATTTCGGCACATTTAATTGCGGTTACGAGTTGCTACTTGTCACCAATGGATGACAAGTGGTTCAGGGCGCAGCAGAAAAAGGCGGGCATCACCGCCGACCAGATCGCCGCAACCCTCGGGCGCGACCGTTCGGTCGTCTCGAAAATCCTGCACGGGCACCAACGCATGACGCTGGAATGGGCACAGGCCTTTGCCGATGCCCTGGGCACCGATGTCGCAACCATTCTGGAAAAGGCCGGCGCGGCCCGCCCCGCCACCGCGCGCCAGCTCGCCCCCGGCTTTGCCGAAAGCGATGCCGCACCCTTTCTCGCCCGCGAAGGCGACCCCACGGCCCAGATCGCCCACGCCTTGGGCGCATCTCGGCCGGGCGTCGATCTCTGGCAGATCAGGAACCGCGCGATGGCCCTGGGCGGCCTGCTCGCAGGCGACATGATGCTGGTCGATACCCACGCAAGCGAACGCTGCGCCCCCGGCGACACCGTGATCGCGCAGGTCTATAACCACGCAACTGCCAGCGCCATAACGCTAATTCGCCGGTATGAACCCCCGGTTCTGGTCGCCGCCTCTTGCGATCCGGCAGATCAGCGCGTGCATATCGTCGACGGCGCAAACGTCGTGATCCGTGGTAAGGTCATCGCCAGCTGGAGGGTGTGATGCCCGTGATCTACGAAGACCGCCTTTTCGTCGTCCGGCAATCATGGCTGGGCCCGTGGCGTGTGGTCGACAAATCCACTGGCGCAACCATCGCCCCCGAATTGCGCCTTCAGGAACAGGTCGGCCATGTCTGGTTCATCCTGCGCAAACGTCGCCGAATGGTGCCCGTGCTGCTCATATGGTCGGAAAAGGTTTTGATGCAAACCTTCGCGCTCGCGGCGATTTCACCTGTGTCGGAAATGGCTCAATGGTTTGCGCGCACAGCCCCCGAACAACTGGCCGATTTCATCCAGCTCGAGGCTGCCGAACGGATCGAGCTGCTCGATCTGTGGAACACCTAAATTCAAATTATGCGATTATCGCAAATTGTGCCTTGACAGTTGCGGGTCGTGACTCCTAACTTGCCTCACATACCGGCAAGAAAGGATCGCACATGCCCGCCCAGACGCCCGCGTCCAATGACGCCCCGCACATCGCCCCCGCCCAATTCGGCCCCGTCACCGACCGCATGCTGAACCAGCTGCGCAACGTCGCCTATGACGCCACGCGCGGCGATGCCACGCGGGCAGAGGCGGAATTGCTTCTCGCCGCCTGCGGCCCGCTTTTCGATGAACTGATCGCGCACCGCACCCTGCACGCCGGTCTCGCGCGCCTCGATGCCGGCGCCGACAACGTGATCTTCCTGCACACCTGAATTCCCACGCGCCCGGTCCAACCGGGCCACCGCCTCCACCCGGGGCCGATGGGGGCCACCACTGCCACCCCCGAAACCAGCCGCGCCCATGGTGGCAAGGCGCGGCCAACCCAAGAAAGCGCAACCATGGAACAGCCCTTCGTCACCGCCCCCATTGTCGCCACCCTGATCGGCCTGACCGATGCCGGGGCCTTCCTGCGCCGCCGCCCCCGGCTGGAACGCGAACAGGATTTTCCGGCACCGATGCCCACATCGCTGCGCCCCCTGATCTGGCGGCGCTCCGAAATCGCCGCATGGGTGCAGGCACAGGGCCGCCCGGCCAACGCCGCCCGCCCGAACTTCCACACGCCCGCGCTGCCCTCCGGCAATGTCGTGCTTATGGCGCAGGCGCGGCGCGCATGACTGCCCGTCGCCCCATCGTCACCCCCCCGCCGGGCCTGCGTCAACGCCAGCGCGCCGATGGCACCTGGCGGCTCTGGTGGGAACCGCAGGCCGACGCCCGCGCGCGCGGGTTCAAGCCCGTCGAACTCGACGCGGGCAAACTCACCTGGTCGGTGCGCGAGGCTGCGCGCCTCAACGATGCCGTGGCGCGCGACACCCCCTCTGCCGCCAGCCGCCCGACCGGGCGCACCATCACCGACCTGATCGAAAATTACCGCCGCTCGCCCGCATGGGATGGCCTGCGCCCCAAGACGCGCGAAAGCTACGCGCGAAACCTCACCACATGCGACACGAAATGGGGCACGTCGCTGGTGGTCGACTTCTCCAAACCCGTGATGAATGAATGGTACGAGGCGCTTTTACGCTCTGGCCGCCCGTCACTGGCGCAGGCCCTGATCCGCATGATGTCGATCCTCTTTGCGCGCGCCGAAGTCATCGGCTGGCGCGCCGAAAACTCCAACCCCTGCATGCGCCTCAAACTACGCACGCCCCCGCCGCGTGGCCGCGTGGCCGAATGGGCCGAACTCGACGCCCTTGTCGCCGCCGCCGATGCGATCGGCATGCAGCAGATCGGCAACGCCTGCCTTCTGGGCGCGCTACAGGGCCAGCGCCTGACCGATGTACGCGAGGCGACGGGCGATGATTTCCACAACATGCCCATGGCCACCGGCGGCCCGCGCGTCTGGGTCTGGAACCTCACACGGTCCAAGCGTGGCACCCACGGCGCGATGCAACTGCACCCCGAGGCTGCGTCCCGCATGGCCGACGCCCTGCGCCGCACAATCCTTTTCCCCGACGCACCGCTGATCGCAACCCCGGCAGGCACCGCCTACAGCGAGGATCTGTTTCAAAAGCATTTTCAGCGCGTGCGCAACGCCGCCGCGCGCTCCTGCCCCAGCGTGGCCGACCTCCAGTTTCGCGACCTGCGCCGCACCTTCGGCGCATGGTCGCGCGGCGGCGGGGCCACCCAGGGCGACGTCGGCGACGTGCTCGGCAACAGCGCCGCCACCAACCCCCGGCTCAAGGCCACATACATGGCCCCCAACCTGCAAACCGCCAGCCGCGCCGTCCTCTCGATCGCGCGCCCGTCCCAGTCCGAAAGGAAAAAGGCGTAATGCCCAGCACTGACAAGATGATCAAAAACGAAGTGCGCAAGCTCGCCCGCAAAGGCAAGCTGGTGGATGAAGCCTTCAAGATGTTTGCGCGGGCAATATTCCCACGGGCATCGCCCGATCAGGTCGCCGTCATGCGCACCTGTTTTTACGCGGGCGCGGCCGAACTGCATGCCATACATATCTCGGCGCTTGATGATTGCGAAGACGTCACTGACGGCGATGAAGTTTTTTACGGGCAGGTCTGTGACGAGATCGAACAGTACCACGCGCGCATCATCGCCACCGCGTCTGCTCGTGGGTCAGTCCAATGACCGCCCTGCGCATCCACCTCGAAGACCACGGCCAAAGCCTTCACACCTTCACCCTGCGCGATGGCCGCCTGTCCGAGGCGAATCTCGAGGGCTGGATATGGAACGGCGCGCGCGTGCTGAACGACCTGGTCAATCCGGGCACGATCCTGCGCCTCGCCGATGAACGCTTCGGCGACGGTGCAGGCGGCGAACTCCAGCTGCGCTATCCCGTCCAGTCGATCTTTTGCGTCCCCGATCACCAGAATACCGCACCCCGTCACTCACGGAACGCGGTAGCCCCCGGCGCGGCATCCTCCTCCTCCCAGTGCCGCGCCGGGGAACAAGGGGGCGACCGATGACCAAGAAAGCCATCATCATCACCCTTGCCCTGAAAGGCCTGCGCCCGGCCGAGATCGCGCAGCAGGCTAACCTGAACGTCTACACGGTCTATCAGGCCCTGCGGCACGCGCGGAATGCTGGCGTGAATATCCCGCGCTATCAGGGCGGGCGCACCCCGCATGATCCGAACCGCCCGATGCAGGAAATCCGCATGCTGGTCGATCCCGACGTCGCCAAAAGCCTCAAGGCCGAGGCTGACCGCAGGGGCATCCAGCAACGCCAGCTGATCCGCCAGGTCCTGACCGCCGTGACCGAAGACGATCTGTTCGGGGCCGTGCTTGAAGAGGATGCAGCATGACCAGAAGACCAAAGCTGTTGGGCTGCCCGTTCTGTGGCTCCCCACCCGAGATTTTCTCGGGGCTAAGGCTTGACGACGGCACCATGTCCGGCCCGTTCATCATCGCCTGCCCCGTCATCCGTTTCGACGGCAATTTAGATGACAGCTGCGGCGCAGGCCGCTCGGGCTTCACATTGAAAATCGCAGCGACAAGGTGGAACGCGCGCGCCGATTGCGGCCCAAGCCCAAAGCGGAAACCCAAGACATGACCCTGCGCGTCGAAGGCAATGCGACCGATGCCTCGGTCTGGGATGGTCGCCGCCAGATCACCGGCCCGACCGACATCGCCTTGGCCGAACGCCAGCTCGAAAAGATCGCCCGCGCCCGCGCCTCGACCCGGCGCGCCTGCCTGTGCTGCGGCCGACCATTCATCAGCACCGGCCCCGGAAACCGCCTCTGCGGCCCCTGCCGCAGCTTTGAAAAGGGGGCGATGATATGACCATCCGTAACGGACGGCCACGGACGCACGGACGGACACCCACTTGGGTTTCGTCACTTATCCTTTATTTTCAAGGACTTGTTGGCTCCGGCGGTAGGGATCGAACCTACGACCAATTGATTAACAGTCAACTGCTCTACCGCTGAGCTACGCCGGAACACTCGAGGCTGTTACCAACTCGATGCGCAGGCGTCCAG